AATAAGGAGTATCTTCAGGTTTCTTCGCGTAATTCGCGATTTTCACGTAAAGTAGTCCGTAGGCTTCCAGACACATACGTGATTTCGGCTCATTTGTAACTCCAACGATGCGAGTTACAACTAGTTGTTCCTGAGAAAGTAGAGGCGCGATGAATGATAGACAATTAGGACACAATTCAGGGTCTGCATTTTGAACTGCATTCTGAACTGCGATATCACTATCATCAGGCATGAATTCATCCTGATACTGTTCAGCCTTATTCTGCAAGGCTACAGCTTCAGGAGGCATAATTTGGTCATCAATTTGATAACCACATTCCGGACAAGTAGTGTATTGGTGATTTTCCTCGACTTCTTCTTCCTTGTTTATTTTATAAGTGCCGTATTTTACATCAGCCTTGGGGTAGTTATAACAAGCCACCATACCTTCAGTGACATAGATAAACAAAGAGTGAAGCCAAAGTAGAGGAACGTCATTGTGGCGATAAATGAGTGCTGATATCTTGTCTCCTGCCCTTGCTGTAGCGAGGTCAAGAGTATTATCAGCATCATCAGGGAAACACTTAATAGGAGGGACAGTAATGCTAAGGGCAGCAATGATTGACTCCAAATAAGCTCGAAAAACGTTTACCGGATGGTCATATGATGCTTGGTCGGTGTCACTCTGCTGCGAACTTTCGTCGTAAATTCGCCAGTCGTGAGCTACTTCGGAATAGAAAACTTGATATCCATCCCACAATAGTTTAAGTCTACGTGCCATCCGGATTTGACGTTCACGGACAGACGTATCCTCTTTATCGAAGTGGTCAACCACTTCTTTGAGTAATCGTTGAATTCTTTCGTCAGGTAGGGCCATTATTAATACTGTCTAAAACGATTGAACAGGCCACCACCCATTCCACCAGTAATTCCAGTATTTCTCATTGGAGGCATCATCATTCCACCACCCGCCATTGGTTCTGACATCATGGGAGGTTGTGATGGTGCAGTATTGATAGGCATTTGAGGCATAGGCATAGGAGTTCCAGGCATTTGTCCTGCTGGAATTCCACTCCTCATGGGCATGCCACGTCTGGGAGCACCCATATTAGCAGCCCTGCGATTGTTCATAGCACCAGCAATAGCACCTGATGCTTGCACCATTCCTCGCATATTGGGATTTCCATATTTCTGTGCCAGTGCATTACCGGCACCAGCCATATTCTGCATAAACGATGGGCCAGTTTTAATCCCGAACATTGTGCCTCTTTTTCACTGAATCTGATGGACCTGTATCTAATCCACGTTTGTTTGCAGTTGCATAGAAAACTTGTTTACCCTTTTCAGGGCCATATTTCTTTTTCATTTTGGACATGACTTCTTCACCATGTCCTTTGAAGTATTTCGAGAGAGGCATTACAACCTCCCGACTAGTAGTGCGATGCAAACAAGAACTACAGCAGTTGAAGTTAGTGATTGAGACCTAATTGCATCAATTAGTGCGAGAACTAATGCAATAGCAATTAGAATCAAAGTGAGAGGAATCATTTCTTTTCTCCACCCACGTATTTTTCATACATACGCTGAAGAAAACCCTTCTCCGGCGCTGTCTGAACTTGACCCTTCTTTTTCTTTTCTTCTTCCTCCCGACGCTTACGTTCAGCTTCCTGTTTCGCGAAGTCCTGAATACGTTTTACGGCGTCAGGTTGTTTCTTTTTCGCTTCGTCAGATGATTGCGACTTAGCGAATCTGCCTAGTCTACTTGCTGATTCACTGGCTGCTTCTTGTCGCACGTTCTTTCTCCACGTCTGCTAATTCCTTAGCGAAATCTTCAACAGAAGCTGTTTCAGGTTTGGGAGCTTGACGTAGAATCTTAGCCCTTTCCCTATCTTCAGCTTCTAGCATTTGACGTCGAGCAGTAAAAGGCATTCGACGTGGAAGTGGAATTTTAGGAATATCTTGATTATCCCTAACTGCTAGTGGCTGCTCATTATCATTCTTAAGTAATTCGGTAAGTAATCTGCTGTTTTCCGCGTGAAGTCTATCATTCTCGAATTGTAGAATTTCACACGATTTACAAACAGCTTTTTCCTTGCGTTCTTCTGCACAGTGAGAACAGTGAGGATTTAGAAAACGATGAAACCAGTTAGCCATTATTTTTCAAGAATTATAAAAGTTTCCCAAGGACCAGCAGCATCACGATTTGCGATAACTGGAGGTTCGACTGCGTTGTATTCCCTATCAGCACAGAGCCAACGGTCGTTAGCTTCTGCTTGTAGAGCAATCTTACGACCAGTTAATCCTTGGTTAATTTTAGCAGTAAGAGCATTAATCTGATTCTGGAGATTAGCAATCTCCGCTTTGCAGTTGCAATCAGTTGATGGGGGAGTTGGAGGAACATCACCAGAAATTGGATACCAGTTATTGTCTGGTCTCTTTGGTTTTTCCTGCCATGCTGGCCCCGCGGAACCAGCAACTTCAACTGCATTAGTTAGAGTATCTACGACTTGCTGTGTTGCACGATAGATGAATGAATCCACCGAAATGAACTGACCATTGGGTAGGGTGAGATGTTTTTCACCAGGAGTTTTGGTTAAGTATCCCCACTGGTCATCAGCAGCCTTCAAGCGCGGGCCAAGAATCTGCATAAACGCGAGGATTGATTGTTCAGTATTTTGACGAAGTAATTCCGGAAATTCATTTGCAGTCTCATCTACGATTGAGAAATAATTTGGTGCTGACATTACCTTCTCCTTCTGTGAAATCTACGAACTACTTGCATTCCATTAGCTTGGTTTGCTTCAATAGTTCGCATATTTCGGTAATAGGCCGTCCAGTTTCCTGTATTCTTCAACGCTTCCGTAAGTGCGGCTTGCTTTTGTATTCTTTCGAATTCTCTACCAGCTTCGTTGAAATACTGCTCAGCAGAATCGCAAGCGTAACGCAAATCATCGTAAGGGTCATCACCTGAAAATTCTGCCACGTCTTCAGCAGGAACACCCTCTTTCGATGCTTTATCATAAGAGCACGCTTGAATTGCGTCTATCATGACAGGGCAACAGTTAGGGTGTCCCTCGTGATTATTAGTATTATCTTCACAGCAGAAGATTTGTAGTTTGGGTATGTTAATTTCTTCTTCAGGTGGGTCGAATAGACTCAAGTAAGCCTTGTAATCCATCAACCCTTTATTCCGAAGTAACCACATTGCATGTTCTTCGGAGTAGGTTAGATTTAATGTTTGCGGAGTTATCGGCTTCTTCTGCCACCGCAAATATTCATGTAGCAACATCTTGCCCGCGACTCTTGAACCGGGAGAATTATTTGATAACTCAATCCCACGTCCGAGGGCGGTTTCAATCTGTTGCTGAATAGTGTGTTCCTGTCCTCTGTCTTGAGAAACTGATTTACAAAACTTGATGGTTCTTGCACCCTCGCGCTCGATATACTCGTTAACGATTGGTGCCCATTCTTCGATTTTAGTCTTGAGCCAATAAAGCTCTCGATAAAGATAGAGTCGTTTGGTAGGTGAAATTGCATAGAATCCAATGTATGTCATTGCCGCGAAACCCCAATCTCCAATGACCATACGCGGCCACCATGATGGGATTTCGAACGGATTAATTACATGTATAGCATTCTCAGGTTCGTCAGGATAGTGTCTTGTTCTAAATTCAGAGAATACTTGACCTTGATAAGCATCCCAATCACCGAATTTTCTTGCTTTTCGTTCGGCTTCATTAGGAATACCATCTAGTCGGGCAGCATATTCAGGGTCAGCGTTTGGATTATCAGCAACAGTGGAATGAACATAGAATCTTTTAACGCCACCCTTGCCTACGATTATTCTCCCACCAGCAGGCCAGGGATTTACAAATCTCTTTTTAGCGAAAGTGTGACCTATTCCACCGGGCATGCCTGCTGCCCGAATTATTGCAGGTAAACTAGGAGTAGATGTTCGGACTCTTGTAAATCCGATGTAGAGATAGATATATTCAGTGAATGAAGTTAACTCATCGGGAGTGTAAAGATTAATTTCCATCGAGTCCCATTTGTGAACATCATCTTCTGTTTCACAATGGCCGAGGAATATCATTGCTCCAGTTCTATTACCACTTCCCCCAAATTCATCTTCTCTAGGGAAAGTCCAGACCATATCAGTCTTATTGAATGTAGCCCCAAACTTCGGATAGATTTCTCGACTTCGGGGGACTATTTCATTCTTCATTTCAGGATAAGTTCGTCGCATGAATACCTGCTTGAAGCGCGGATTCTCATGCCACTTATGATTTAGTCCATACATTAGTAGGACATCTGATTTACCAGAACCATTCCCTCCACCATAGAACGCCTCAAATATCGAGGTGGGTAGTGAAAGGAATATTTCTTGTTTCTTATTGGGCTTCCAAAAGCCCTTATCAAATGCCATATTCTAATATGGTCCTAATTCGTTTAGCCACTTTAATGCAGCTTTGAGAACTACACTAAACTTGTTCTCATGCTGAACTTCAAAATGGTCTACTTGTCTGTCGTTGTGGAAGATTTCTATCCTTAGTCTAAACATTACCTCTCCACGCGTGGATTCTTCGGAGGTCCGATTAGTTTATATGGCGAGCTTACTTCAAATGAACATTGCGTCGCATCGCACGCCCGAACATAAAACGCGTGGGGACCATTACTTACACTAGTCAAAATGAATACGTATGAATGATGCCCCGCGAGTGTAGTCGAGAATACTTCAGGAGCAGGAATACCAATATCCACCCAATTCCCAGTATCTACTTTCACCTCAAACCGGTTAATAGTGGGAAGTTCTACGTCGCTGTAATCCCAAATAGCCCGCAAATTGGTTTGTGCATCTAGTTGAAGTGTGCAGACTAGAACTACTAAGAGAACTAGAAATTTTTTCATCTACAATCCCACGCTCCATTCAAACGCTTAGCAAATGCACCTGTAGAGGCACCAGTACAAGGATTAGAGTTAGCCAAACAGTCCGAGCAATAAAGCCAAGTTCCATTAGCTGGAGTTCCTAGGTTTGCAAATAGCGTAGCATTGACGGCTAGTGACTGTAATCCAACTTGTGCAAATGCAGAATCATCGGCTAACTTAGCCTGAAGGACTGT